CCTGAAACGTCTCTCCCTGAGACGGTCCGAACCGTTCCTGATTCACCCTTCATTAAACCTGATACGCTTGACTTCGATGCGAAATGATGCGGATATAGACCAGAACAAACGAGGGGTCGGGTTAATTGGCAGTACCGAGCCTCGGATCCACACGCCATTATTAAAAGGCAAGTCCAGGGCGCAAGAGGTTGCCGATCTAGCTGAGAAAATAAACCTACCTTTGATTCCCTGGCAACGTTGGGTGCTAAATGATCTGCTATCTGTAAATGATGAGAATAACTGGCGCAAAAAAACAGCTCTTTTGTTAGTAGCACGTCAGAATGGCAAGACACACCTAGCGCGTATGCTTATTCTGAGCCATTTGTTCTTATGGGGTTCTAAGAATGTTTTAGGTATGTCTTCTAATCGAAATATGGCATTAGATACATTTAGGCAGGTCGCATTTACTATTGAAGATAATCAGTTTTTAAAAGACCAGGTAAGACAAATCCGATTGGCCAATGGTCAAGAATCTATCAGTTTGCTTAATGGTGCAAGATATGAAATTGCAGCAGCGACAAGAGATGCACCTCGTGGTAAAACAGCAGACTTCTTATACATAGACGAATTACGTGAATGGACACAAGAAGCCTTTACAGCTGCGCTACCTACCACACGTGCACGCCCTAATGCAATGACTTTAATGACCAGTAATGCTGGCGATGGATTTAGTACAGTGCTTAATGAGCTAAGAGAGCGTTGCCTTGCATATCCGCCAGAGAATCTTGGATTTTACGAATACAGTGCACCACAGCATTGCAAGATTCACGATAAGAAGGCTTGGGCTATGGCTAACCCAGCACTTGGCCATTTAATAACAGAGCAAACATTAGAAGAATCTGTAAGTACTAACAGCATTGAAGCTACACGTACCGAGATGCTTTGCCAATGGATCGATAGCACAGTCAGTCCCTGGGTGTATGGATCTATTGAGGCTTGCAGTGATAGCACATTAGAAATACCAGTAGGTGCACAAACAATTATGGCATTTGATATTGCACCGACAAGAAGATCAGGCGCATTAGTAATGGGTCAAATGAAGGATGGCAAAATTGCCGTTGGCCTTGCACAGTTATGGCATAGTGATATTGCAATAGATGAAATTAAAATGGCTAGTGATATAAACGAGTGGGCACGTAAGTACCATCCGTTCTTGATTTGCTTTGATAAGTATGCTACGCAAACTATTGCAACAAGACTTGAACAAAGTGGTTGGCGAATGCTTGACGTATCAGGCCAGGCGTTCTACCAGGCGTGCTCGGATCTTGCAGATGGCTTAGCCAATGGCCGTGTCGTACATAGTGGCCAGGCAGAGCTAGTACAACACTTAAATAACTGCGCAGCCAAGACAAACGATGCTGGATGGCGCATTATTAGGCGTAAATCTGCTGGCGATGTAACAGCTGCCATATCCCTAGCTATGGTGGTTAGCCAATTAACTAAGCCGCAACAAACTGCGCAAATCTATGTCTAACTTGCACCAATAGTCCGATTTATGGTATAAAGTATATCTATGGGTCTATTGTCTGCTTTGGGAATTACAAATAATAATCAATCCGTTCAAGCGCAATACGCCCCTGCCGTTATGGGTGAGCCAGGATTCGGTTTAGGTTTTGGATCTTCTAATTTTGGTTATGGGCCAATCGATAGAGCTTTAGCAACGCAAGTACCAGCTGTTAATCGTTGCGCTAATTTAATTAAAGGTGTAATTTCTTATTTGCCATTAGAACTTTACAAAAAATCAACTGGTGAAGAATTAGGATCTCCAGTATGGTTAGAGCAACCTGATATTCGACAGCCACGATCCGTCACCATCTCTTGGACTGTCGATAGTCTTATATTTTATGGCGTTGCGTATTGGCGTGTTACAGAAGTGTATGCAGATGATTTGCGCCCCGCAAGATTTGAATGGATCGCTAACACTAGAGTTAATGTAACTACAAATGCCAAAGGCACAGAAGTTTTATTTTACACAGTCGATGGCGAAAAAGTACCAATGGTTGGTGTTGGATCGTTAGTAACATTCCAGGGATTAACACAAGGTGTATTACAAACCGCTGGTCGCACAATACAAGCTGCTTTAGATATTGAGAAGGCTACCGCAGTATCAGCAAGCACTCCTATGGCAACATCTGTATTAAAAAATACTGGAGCAGATTTACCAGAATCACAAGTACAAGCATTATTAGCTGCTTGGAAAGCATCACGCCAAAACAGATCCACTGCTTATTTAACATCAACCTTATCTGTAGAAAACGTTGGCTTTTCTCCAAAAGAAATGACCTACAACGAAAGTTCACAATACCTTGCAACTCAAATTGCCCGGGCGATGAATGTACCTGCTTATATGATTTCGGCAGATATGAATAACTCAATGACTTATCAAAACATTATTGACGGCCGAAAAGAATTTGTTGCCTATTCACTACAACCTTACATCTGTGCCATTGAAGATCGTCTATCTATGGATGATATAACCACTAGAGGCAACGTAGTTAGATTTGCTGTTGAAGAATCATTCCTAAGAGCAGACACAATGGCCAGACTTGCTGCATTAGAGAAAATGTTGTCTCTAGGTTTAATAGACGTAGAGCAAGCGAAAGAAATGGAAGATATGACTCCAGACGGAAATGAGAATAACGATGCTACTTACGTTCAGTAGTTCTATTGAAAGTTCAGACGGTGAACGCAAGATCATCGCTGGAAAAATTGTGCCATTTGGCGAGGTAGGCAATACCTCGGTTGGCAAAGTTGTATTTCAAAAGGGATCTATCAAGATTGGTGATCCAGGTAAGATCAAGATGCTTATGCAGCACAAAAACGATAAGCCAATCGGCCGTATGCAAAAGTTTCAAGAAGCCGAAGATGGCATCTACGCCCAATTCAAAATTAGCGCAAGTATGCAAGGCTCAGATGCTTTGATACTAGCCGCAGAAGGTTTAATCGATGGTCTATCTGTTGGTGTTGATGTTAGCGCATCAAAACAACACAAAGATTATTTAGAAGTGACTAGCGCAGTTCTTAAAGAAGTTAGCCTAGTCGAAACGCCAGCATTTAGTGCTGCGCAAGTAACTAAAGTTGCCGCTAGCGAAGGCGAAGCGGATGCAACAAATCAACCAACTACGGAAAGTGAGGCACAAGTGGAAAACACCACAGAGCCAACAACAGCACCAGTGGTCGAGACCGCTCCAGTAGAAGCCGCACGTCCTACGATTAGTGCATCCTTCTATACAGAGCCACGCTCACCAATCAAGACACAAGCTCAATTCTTAGAGCATTCAATCAAAGCAAAACTTGGTAACACAGATTCAGCACAATGGGTAATGCACGCAGAAGCACAAGCTGCTAAAGCACTTACAGCTGCTGATGATTCATTTTCAACCAACCCAGCATTTTCACCAGTATCTTATGTACCAACAGTTGTAGATACTTTAATTGGCGCACGCCCTGCAATCGATGCAATCGGTACACGCGCTTTGGGTGCAGCTGGAATGACTATTTCAGTACCAAAGATCACAACTTCAGGAACAGTTGCAGAGACTGCTGAAGGTGGAGCACCATCTGAGACAGGTATCGTCTCATCTTATGTAAATCTAACTGTTAAGAAGTACAGTGGATTACAACGCTACAGCCTAGAGCTTCTAGAGCGTTCTGACCCATCATTCTTCCAAGCAATGCTAGACAATATGCAACGTGCATATAACAAGGCAACAGATGCAGCAGTAATTGCAGCATTAACAGCAGGGGGAACACAAGGTACAGCTGTAGCAGCATCATCAGCAGGAATCATCTCCTATGTATCAACAGAAGCACCAGCCGCATACCTTGCAACAGGTGAACTAGCAACTAAGTACATTGCTGGAACATCACAATGGTCTCTATTGATGGGTGCAACTGATTCAACAGGTCGCCCAATTTACAACGCAGCAAATCCAACAAACAATGCTGGATCATCTGTACCAACATCACTACGTGGAAACGTATTAGGCCTAGATCTATACGTAGATCCAAACGCAGTTGCAACTACAATCGATGAGTCTGCATTCATCGTTGTACCTTCAGCAGTATCAATCTACGAATCACCAACACTTCGCCTAAGCACAAACATCCCAACATCAGGCGAAATCGAGACATCACTATATGGCTATATGGCCGTAGGTGTTTTGGTATCTGGTGGAGTTCGCCGCTTCAACCTAACCTAATAAGTTAGTAAATTAAATATCCCTGGGGTTTAGTAGCCCTAGCCCCAGGGAGCTTTCAACAAAGGAGTAAAGATGGCAGCCACATATGTAACTAAAGCCGAGTTGCGGGCTAATCTTGGCATTGGCTCTCTTTATTCCGATGCAACTGTAGAAGAAGTCTGTTCTAGCGCAGAAGATTTACTTAAACAATATCTTTGGTTTAATGAAGCACCCATAGTCGGTGCATCTCTTACAAACAATGTTGCAACTTTAGTATTAGCAAATCCCGGGATATTTGTAGTCGGTCAAACAATTTCAGTAGAAGGCTGTGGTAGCACCTATGGTGGCAGTTACACAATTACTGGAGCGTTTCCAGGCACTACAGTTCCAGCATCATTAACTACAGCATTTTTAACATCTTATCCATACACATCATTTCCAACTGGCTACTCGTTCATTCAGTTTACAAAAGTACACGCAAACGATCCAGCCCATCGCATTATTCCAAGTGGTAAAGCATCTGGACAAGACACTAAAGAAGTCGATTATGCGCAAACCCCTGCTATAAGAGAAGCTGCAATGATCGTGGCCGTTGATATATGGCAAGCACGTCAAGTCAGCCAGACTGGTGGGGTCGGTATGGATGGGATCTCTGCAAGTCCTTACAGGATGGGGTACCAACTCTTAAATAGGGTACGAGGTCTCATCCAGCCGTATTCAAATCCTAATTCATTGGTTGGCTAATGACCGCAGCAATAACCACATTACGAGGCACGCTTGCAACAGCTCTTACAAATAATGGCGTGTGGTCTACTTTTGCGTATCCACCTGCAACATTGCTTGCTAATAGCG